ACGCCACCGGCCCTTGCCAATTTGCGACTGAGAAACGGCCCGGATCTGCTTGAAACTCTGCTGCTGAAACGATCCCATCAAAGAAATTCGACAGGATGCCCGCACGAATGACGGCCTCATAAATTGGGTGGCAGAATGACGATGCGAACCACTCCTGCACGTCGTGCAACTCCGGCCATGCGTCGTTGTCTGCAGACCGCTCAGAACTGAATGAGCTGTTGCGATAATCACCTGTCACCGTCGAAGACTTAACGCCCGGAAATGCGTTCGCCGTCTGTCGCTGCAGATGCTGCACGAACCCTTCGGGATTCATATTCGGTTGACTCGGTGACAGCAGCTCAAACTTGCCGTCCTTGCCGACGTTCAGCATCATCCCCGGCTGAATCTTTGTGACCGTGTTTCCGTCGCCGTCAGTCAGGTCTGATCCATCAATCGACGATGCCACGGGATTGATTCCAGCCGCCAGCCCAACCCTCGCAGCCCCGGTCGGTTTGCTGTACGTGCCGACGATACAGGCAGCCATCGCGGTTGCCTTGAGCACGTTGTAGTCCAGATCCTCAGTGTTGCGAGTCTTCACCAATGCAGCAGCGAACCACGGTATGCCGCGTAGCTGGTCGATGTCTTCCTCGGAATACAAATGCCCAATCTGATCCACAGTGAAACGCCGGACGTTGCCCGGTTGATTTGCTGAGGCCCATGCGGGCTGAATCCGGACGTGATACGCCACCCGCTCGCCGTCAGCGTTCAGCTCAATTCCCCGGTAAACCGTGTGGCCCTCTGGAATCTCCGGACGCACGATCTCCGATTCATCGGCCAGCCTGCACGCATCAATCATCTGCAGCGTGATCGGTATTGGCAGGTCATGCCGTCGCTGTTTAGTCTGGTCAATTGGCACCAGCCGGTAAAATGTGTCACCGCTGAGGACTGTTGCCCGCAGTGCCAGTTTCTGCAGTTGGGCGAACGTGACACCGCCGCGACCGGGCAGCCCTCGCGAATCGAAACCGCTCTGGATTCGCTGCCACAGCTCTTGAGCCTTCGCGCGGAATTCCACGTTTGGCGTGCCATCGGAATTCATGGCCAGTGATTCCGGCATCATGCCACGTTTTCCGACAACCTTTGCAACGATGGTGCGGACGATCTTGCGGGCGGACGGATTGTCCCGGTACAGATCCCACGACTGTGACCGCAGGGAATCCACCCGGCTGCCGGACACCTGATTCTCTTTGGTGACCGGCTGCGCCAGTGCGTTCAGCCGCGTGACATTTGCAGCTGCATACGGGCCTTTCGGAGTGCCGGTCAACTGTGCAATCTGCTGCAACGATGCACGCGCAGCCATTCGCTTCAGTGCCGCTCCGGGTGCAAGGTAGGAAATCAGCCGGTCCAGTGCGTTCATATGGTCGGCTCCTGCATACTCAGGAGCGTGGCCATGCCGCCGGAACTGGTGTTGCCGTTGCTGATTTCATCCATCAACTGCTGACGGAATGCCTGAAGGTCTTTGAGCTGCGCCATGGCCTTCGCGCGACCGGCCACAGAATAGCTCTGCGCGGTCAGGCAGTTGAGAATCGCCGCATTCGTTGCGGTCAGTAATTCGTTGGCGTCTGTCATGCTGTGCAGTCTTGCCAGCACTCGGACAAATCCGCACTACCAACACTACCAATCAGCGCTCACCGTCCAGAAAAACCTGCCGTGACTCGACCACCACGGACGACAGCACAACACGCACAGACCACGTGTGACCGCACGGCCCCAGGCCTTCCGGCTTCCGACTCTTGCAGCACTTGTAGTACCTGACACTGCCCTGTGTGGAATACGCCACCCCGTAGCCGCCGCGTCCGTTCCAGCACACCGGACAACGACGATACGCCTCAATCTCACGCTCGACGGCCGCCACTGGCTCCGGCTCCGGCGTCTGCTGCAGCTTTGGTGCCTGCTGTCCCTTGCGTGGCTTATTCATTCCATGCCCGCCCGTCCGGTCGTCTCTCGCCTGCATTCAGCACCGCCCTTCTGGTTCTAACTTCGCTTCTCGCTGGAAATCCGCCGTGCTCCTCCGCGTAGCACACCGCCAACGCCAGCCCGTACCGTACAGCATCGCGAAAGTCGTTCGGGATGCCGTCGTCTTTCTTCACCCAAAGCAGTTTCGCGTTCCCCCGATTGTCTACCCTGTCACTGATTGTAGCGTTGCAAAGCTGCTCAAGAAACTCCATATCCCGATCGGCACCGGCGCAAACGCTCAAACTCTCTGCGGTCCCCGGTTCCCGGTCGTCCAGTCTGGCCTGCAGATCCGTTTCCCAGTAGTCTGTCGCCACGGTCAGCAGCATCTGCCCCGCGTGGTCTCCAGACTCAACAGCATTCAGCCTGTGCGGCTTTCCGCCAAGGTCATTGTTGGCCCCTTTGCACGGCACTACACCAGGATGCATGTTGCACCAATCATATGTGGCCTTCGTTGCCCAACCCGAATCCGCCGCCACTGCGTGCACGCTCGTTTCATTGCCCCCGTCTGCGTGTGGATACGTCCGGGACACCGCCTGCTGCCAGACCTCCTCAAGAGTCTGCGTCAGCCCGTAATCAACGACGTGCGACCGCCAATCGTTGCCGTGTGCCATCACCACGTACAGCCGGAATCCGCCTTCTGCTGCCTGCTGGTCGATTGTGACCGTCAGCAATCGCCCCCACTCCGGGACTGTGCCTCTCGGGATCTCAGACCGCAGCCGCTCGCCGATCTTCTCCGGCGTCGTTTTTGTCCTGCGTGCCTCCCATGTTTCGCCCTTGTCCTCATTCACCCACTGCCGCAGCTTTGTCGGGTTTTTGTGCTTCTGGACAAAGTCTGCCGCAATCTGTCCCCAGCCATGAAACAGAGCGTAAAACACGCTGATTTGGCACCCATAATCTGACCCCCAACGGTACGGCTCGCCGCGCAGCCAAGACCGATCATCCGGGGGCAGGTCTCGTGCCTCAATCGCCCGCTCGTGATCGACCTCGCATCCGGCTGGAACCCACACTCCTGACATCATCATCTGCGGCCTGTGCACGTCCTCGATTCGGTCCTCACAATACCGGCAGACATAGTGCGCCGTTTTGCGTGCCAGATCAGCATCTGACTGTCCGGACGGCAGACGGTCAAAGAATACTCCGCCCGGTCGCTGGCCGTCACCAAACTCCAGCACCTGAAACCTTCTGCAGTGCGGACACGGTACGTGGTATCTGTGATTTGTGGACTGCAGTAGCCCCGCCTCGACGTTGCTTTTGCCCCTCACGGATGGCGTTGATTCTAACACAAATTTGCGGTCCGGGAATTCCGCACCACGTTTGCGGAATCGCTCCAGCGGATCGCCTTCCGTGCTGGTTGATTCCTGCACCCATTTGTCGATCTCGTTCCCGTGTCCGACTCGAATCGACTTGTCCGCCAATCGGCTTTTACCGCGCGGCCACGCACCATGACAGACGGACCGTCGGAGCTGAATTCGCGTCTTGCTCTGTCGCTGCTGAATCGGCACCTGATCCCGCAGCCTCGGGCAGTTCTCCAGCATCTTCCAGAACCTGCCGAACACGCCCTTGCAATTGGTTTCGTCCGGCGTCGCGAACATGGTTTCCTCGGGTCGAAGGTCCATGCCACGCATCAGCATTGCCAGCCCGAAATTCGTCTTGAACATACGGGCAGCCCACTGCAGCCAGATTGCCCTGAACTGTATGCTATCGTATGCCCAACAGGGGCCTTGTGGGGCCGTGACCCATGGCACCAGCGTTTCGTCGAACGCTCGCCCTGAGATGTCGTAGAATGAACTGCGCAGCCAATCCGCCGACGACTCCATCACTCGGGGTCGCATCATCTCACGGCAGACTTCCACGCACAGCCTAGTCATCGATCAGATCCCCCAGCCCGTCTGTGAATTCCTTCTGAATGATCCTGATTTCCTGTTCAACGCGGTCCTTCGTTGTGGCCTTCATGTCTGCCGGAACCAATGCCGCAACACGCTCACCAATGCCCTGCAAGCGTGCTGCCAATCGTGACCACAACAGGGACATATCACGCTCGACTTCCTCCCGCTCGATCAGCACTCCCCGCTTCTGTGCGTTCTCCATTGTCCGCCGCTCGTTTACCAGACGGATAGCCTCAACCTCTGCCAGCCGTTTCGCATCCATCGCCCCGCTGTTCTGCAGCTTCGCCAGCCGCCACCGCACCACCTCATTCAGCTGATAGCCTGATTCATTGCCCGGCATGGGTGGCGTTTCTGTCCTCCATTGCTTCACCGTCTGCGTCGCAACCCCGAAAAACTGCGCGACCTCCGCCAGCGTCTTTGCCCTCCATTTGCCGGCCTGCGCCGTTCGGCTTTCCTGTTCGGCAATCAGTTCCTCAATTGCCCGCAGGTCTTGTTCCGACTCAGCCGAGGCGAGCAATTCGGCGAGATAACTCAGTCCGCTTTCGCTCAAGGCTTTCCTCCGGATCTGTGTGGACAGAGTGAATGTGCCGATGTGCAACCAGCACCGGCTGCGGGGGCGTGTTCTGCTCATTCATGGCCAGCAAGCACTTCACCGCCGCCAGCTTCTCGCGTGCGCTGCCCTCGTGCAGGATCTTGGCAATCACCACCCCCGCTTTCTCGAAGACCACCTCCGGAATCTTCCAACCCTTTTTGACAGCCTGCGCCACGGACTGCAGATCCCCACGCACGTGCTGCGGTTCGGTGAATAGTTCGGGTGTGCTCATGGTTGCAACCATTGCTGAATGACTGCTCGGGCTACCTGTTCCGTCATCTTCGGCGGAACACTCATTCCAATCATGTACTTGCCGATCTTGTCTGTCTTTGCATGATAATCATCCGGGAAACTGCCGAGGCGTTTCCATTCGCGGAAGGTGAGGCGACGGCATTCGCTCCAGTGTGTAAAATTTCCTGTTGTGCTGGATAGTGTGAATGAAATTGATGCAGCTCCAATCTTGTAATTATTGAACCACGAGCGTTTCCCGCTGCTTGCCTCGCACCCAACAGATAGGCTTTCCCCTTGTGGTGTGGCTGTCCAGTATTTGCGTTCTTTTGCTGACGTCACCGTTTCTGCTCGCTGTTCTTCCTGTGTCAACTCCTGCAGATCCTGACACGCTTCTCCGGCTGGAATCCACTTGTGCTTTGGCTGCAGTCTTAGGGCTGGTTGCTTCAAGTCGTTTCGCTGTGCTACGAAAAACACCCGCTCCCGCCGCTGTGGAACTCCACAATCTGCAGCATTCAACAAAAACAGTTGCGGCGTGTATCCGATTTGCCTGAATCGTTGCATGACCAGTTTTGTATAACCTTTGGCGTTGCCCAGAATCATTCCTTTCACGTTCTCTGCAATTGCCACCCGTGGCTTCAGTCTCTCGACCAGATTCAGGTAATCAAAAAACAAGTCGCTCAAGACCTGTGACGCCTGCCCCTCTCGGAAGTGTTTTTTCTTCCCCCACGCATCCTCACGACTGCCCGCCATGCTGAACGTAGAGCACGGTGGTGAACCGTCGAGGATGTCCAGATTAAACAATTCTGACGGCAGATCCCGCGTCAGCAGATCCCCGATCGGACACAGCAGATACGTGGGAGGGTGCAAATTGTGCTGATAGTGCCAGGCCATCTCAGGATCAATATCGTTCGCAGCTGCAATCGTGCAGCCTGCCAGCTTGTATCCCATTGATGAACCGCCACCACAGGCAAACGTGCTCATCACCGTGAGTCCGTTTTGCGGGACTTCGGCAAGGTCTTTCAGAGACCATGCACAATCAGGCTTTTGGATTGAATTCAAAATGACACCTCGGGCATTTGCATTCCATTGCAAATTCGTCTGGATTGATTTCCTCTGCACTGCTTTCTGGTGGCTCCTGCGGTCCGGCTTCCATGTGCAGCAGCTTTTCCAGTTCCTCCGGATCAAACCCCAACAGCCCCAAATCCAAATCATCCGCGTGCAGGTCGCTCAGCTCGTTTGCGAGCATCTCTGTATCCCACCCGGAATTCAGGGCAATACGGTTGTCCGCCAAGATGTACGCGCGGCGTTGGGCGTCGCTGAGATGCGTGAGACGTATGCACGGGACCGTTTCCAGCTTCAAGCGGCCGGCCGCCATGACTCGCCCATGACCGGCGATGATGCTGTTGTGTGCGTCAACCAAGACCGGATTGTTGAAACCGAACTCCTGAATGCTGCCGGCGATTTGTGCTACCTGCTGCTGTGAGTGCGTTCTGGCGTTGCGTGCGTAGGGTATCAGGTCCGAGACAGGTATTTGCTCGACCTGCTGAACGGTTCGCGTCTGCGGGCCTCCTAGGGCCTCTGATTCCTGTCTCTGCCCCCTACCCCGTTTTTCGCTCATTTGGCACCCGTAGTAGTATCATCCCAAAAATTTTTCTTATGTACAAAAAAAGCGTGCAGTTGGGAACCA